CCAAGAACAATCCATAGTTGCCTTGCAATAAAAGTTAATGTATAATAGGAGATATAAATGAAACTGTTAAAATTTTATGCCGAGTGGTGTGGTCCATGCAAAGGACTTACAATGATTATCAATGGTGCAAAAGATAAGATTGATATTCCAATTGAATCATATGATATTGATAATGAAATGATGATGGCTCAAGAATATAAAATCCGTGGTGTTCCAACTATTGTTTTGGTTGATGATAAAGATCAAGAAATTAGACGACACATTGGTTTACTTACTGAAGAAAAATTGTTAGAATTCCTGAAAGGTTAATATGGCAAGCATACTAGACAAAATTAAAAAGAACTCAACTATCAAAGACTCTGCGATTCTATCTGAATCAAAGTTCTTTAAGAAGAAGGATATGATTCCTACTTCTGTTCCAATCATCAATGTGGCTTTATCTGGTCGTCTTGATGGTGGACTCACTCCAGGAATTACAATGTGGGCTGGTCCAAGTAAACACTTTAAGACTGCGTTCTCATTGCTAATGGCAAAGTCCTACATGGACAAATATGAAGATGCAGCATTGTTGTTCTATGACTCAGAGTTCGGTACTCCTCAGTCTTACTTTGATACATTTGGTATTGATACAAAGCGTGTTGTTCATACTCCATTGACAGATGTGGAACAATTGAAGTTCGACATTATGCAACAGTTGTCCAATGTAGAGCGTGGCGATCATTTGATTATCGTCATTGACTCTATTGGTAATCTGGCTTCTAAGAAAGAAGTTGAAGATGCCATGGAAGGTAAGTCTGTTGCAGATATGTCAAGAGCGAAACAAATGAAGTCATTGTTCCGTATGGTAACTCCACACTTGAACTTAAAAGACATTCCATTGGTTGTAGTGAACCATACATATATGGAGATTGGAATGTTCCCGAAAGCAATCGTTGGTGGTGGAACTGGTGCAATGTATTCAGCAGATAATGTATACATTCTTGGTCGTCAGCAAGAAAAAGAAGGTACTGAAATCGTAGGTTACAATTTTATTATCAACGTAGAGAAGAGTCGTTATGTTAAAGAAAAATCTAAGATACCTGTTAGCGTATCTTTTGATGGTGGTCTTAGTAAGTGGTCTGGTCTACTTGACCTTGCTCTTGAATCCAAGCATGTGGTCAAGCCAAGTAACGGATGGTATTCCAAATGTGACCCTGAGACTGGTGAAGTAGAAACCAAAAAATATCGCATCAAAGAAACTGATGATAAAGACTTTTGGTTATCAATTCTTACAAGCAAATCATTCTATGATTTTGTAAAGAACAAATACTCAATTGGTCAAGGTGGTCAAATGATGCAAGAAGACGATCTTGATAAAGCATTAGAGGAATTGGAATTCGATGAATAAACCTTATGTTGTGATGGAAAACAAACACAATGACCTTCAAGCAATTAAGTTGACAGAAGAACCATTTTCAGGTATAATGTATACTTACGGTAAGGTTACTATTGGTGAAGACGAAGAAATTGCCACCATACATTTTGAATATGAAGTTCTTGATTGGGCAGATAAAGCACTATCAGATAAAGCACCATTTGAGAAATACATCGGTGACATATTAACTGAATTGCTTCATGAAGGTGTCAGAGATAACAATTTAACATATACAGGCGGAACAGACATTGATGCGAATAGAACAAAAGATTCTGAGCAATCTGATATTTGATGAGAACTATTGTCGTAAAGTAATACCATTTATCAAGAAAGAATATTTTGCAGATCGTAAAGAAGTAATCCTCGCAGACGAGATTGTTTCTTTCTTCACGAAGTATAACAAACCAGCATCCAAAGAAATCCTACAGATTGAAGTTAGCAACAGGAAAGATCTCAATGATAAAGAGTTGGCTGAACTTGGCGAATTTATTGGCACATTAAGTCAGGAACCAGTCAATGAAGACTGGATGTTAGAACATACTGAAAAGTTTTGTAAAGATAGGGCAGTTTATAATGGAGTACTCGCAGCAATCAGAATCATTGACGGCAACGACAAGCAACACACGAAGGATGCTATCCCATCTATTCTTTCTGATGCTCTTGCCGTTTCATTTGATAATCATATTGGTCACGACTACCTTGATGACCATAATGAAAGGTATGATTTTTATCACAGGGTGGAAGAGAAGATTCCATTCGACCTTGAAATGTTCAATAAAATCACTAAGGGTGGACTCTCAAAGAAAACACTTAACATTGCTCTTGCTGGCACTGGTGTTGGTAAGTCTTTGTTTATGTGTCACGTGGGTGCTGGTTGTTTAGTCCAAGGTAAAAATGTATTATACATAACTATGGAAATGGCAGAAGAGCGTATCGCTGAAAGGATTGATGCGAATCTTCTTAACCTAACCATGGATGAACTAAAAGTTATCGACAGGGATATCTACGAAAATCGTATTGCCAAAATTACAAGTAAGACTACTGGCAAACTAATCGTCAAAGAATATCCAACTGCAGGTGCACACTCTGGTCACTTCCGTGCTTTGCTGGAAGAACTAAAGTTGAAAAGAGAATTCAAACCTGATATCATCTTCATTGACTATCTCAATATTTGTGCGAGTCAGCGAATGAAGCAAGGTGGAAGTATTAACTCTTATACATATATTAAGAGCATTGCAGAAGAGTTAAGAGGATTGGCTGTTGAGTATAATGTTCCTATTGTATCAGCCACTCAAACGACTCGTTCTGGATTCACAAACTCGGATCCAGGACTTGAAGATACCTCTGAATCTTTTGGTTTGCCAGCGACAGCTGACTTTATGTTTGCTTTGGTCAGTAATGAAGAGTTGGAAGGTTTGAATCAGATTATTGTTAAGCAGTTAAAGAATCGGTATAACGATCCAGGATTCTATAAGAGATTTGTAGTTGGGATTGATAGAGCAAAGATGAAACTGTATGATGTAGAAGCATCGGCACAAACACTGAGTGACTCAGGAAAGAATGATGACGATGAACCAATGTTTGATAAAAGTAATTTTGGTCGCAGACAAAAAGCAGAATCGTTCGAAGGATTTAAGTTTTAGGAGAGAATATGACTAAGGTAATCGTAGCAAAACAGAAACATGATATGACTCATATGTTGGGACAATTCCCTGATGAGTCTCATTATGATTTCCTCATTGAAGAGGACTGTGATGTTTATATGCCAGAAATTCCTGGACATCCAGAGTTGACATACTCTGAAGAAAGGATTATTCTGAAGTTCCGTAAGAATTATTTTACGAAGGAACAACAAGATCAAGCATACATTGGTTTGCGTGAGGCTGCAACTGAAACTCAGAACAGAGGTATGGCTGCTGGACCAAGAGCAGAGAAGTTGGGTAATCGTGAATGGGTCACTGAATATGAATCAGAAATTATCGACTACTTCTTAAACCCAAAAGCATCTTTGGATGGAGATCCAATTGAAGCCATTAAAGCCAAACATCAAGGTAAGACTGACAAACCATCTACACGAAATAATGTTTGGGGTATTCAAGCAGTTAAGAAAGACAATTTTGTCTTCAATGAGTGGGTTGAGAAAGTTCGTAAATTAGATGCAACTGAAATGATTGCTGAGGCGAGACGAGTAGAGAAAGCGTATGTGTGCGCAACTACCTATGCCAATGGTGTTATGTCTGGTATTGCTGGTTGGTTCGATCGTTATCCTCGCATTCCTTATGGTCGTGCAACATCTTATACTGCTCGTGAACCAGCAAAGTTTGCCATGTCATATCCATTCCTTCAGCAACTTGCGCAAGGTTTCAAAGACTTGTTGCCATGGAGATACAATAATCAAATGGAAGCAGCAAAGAAACTAGATCCTGCATTCTTAGTTCCTGAAACTCCATTTACTACTGTTACAGTTAATAAGTCTTTCAGAACTGCATGTCACTATGATGCAGGTGACTTAACTTCTGGTCTATCGAATCTGTTGACTCTAACAAACAATGGTAACTACAAAGGATGTTATCTTGTTGCACCAGAATATCGTGTTGCTGTCAATCCAAGACCTGGAGATTTGCTACTAATTAACAATCATGAAGTAATGCATGGCAATACTCAGATCGAATTGCTCGATGAAGAAGCAGAACGAATCTCATTGGTTGTTTACTTCAGAGAGAAGATGCTTGAGTTGGGTTCAAAACAATACGAAGATTGTCGTTATGACTTTGTTGAACAACGTAGACTTAACAAAGAACATCCAGACCAGAAGTATGAAGATGGTTCTCAGCGACATCTTTGGAATGGTGTTAGTCCAGCAATGTGGGAATCTGACGAGTGGTATGAATACCTTGAGTCAAAACTTGGTAAAGATACATTGTTGAAGTATCATCCAGAATCTCAAAAGGCAAACTCACTTGAAGGATTCTTCTAATGTGTTCAGTCATTGGAGCAATTATTAAAGAACCTCGTGCCGAGGATTTCTTAATGCTTCATCGTGTGTTCCTTGAGTCTAAGATTCGAGGAATGCATGCCACTGGAATCTCCTATGTTAAACATGGAAAGATTATCACTGAGAAGTTACCAGTACCTGCCGATGAATTTCCATTCTATTTTCCTAGTTATGTAAATGAAGATG